CGGGGATGTAGGCGAAAAGCCTACTGGTTACGGCAGAAGGTTACCAAGATTCTGCCAGGTGACGACGAGAAGATCGTCACCTACCCCACTTTCGTGAAGTACAGGCCCAACGTAGTCCCAACATGAACTACGTCTGGCCTTGACGACGGTTCTCCTTCGAAATTCTCGAATGAAGAAGTAACCGCCCCTAAGTCGCCCTGCCAATGCCGCCAGAAGATGCCCATCAGCATTATACCACGCGTGAGCGAGGTACGTGCCTTTGGGGTTAAGCTTCTGTCCGGAGGTGTTGCTTCGATAAGATGCAACTTCACCGGTAAGGGACTCTTCACTTGTAAGTTTTACCTTATACCCTACAATCACCACGGCCCGATATGCTGGGCCAAAGTATAGTCTTTTGTGGTGCTTACGGGGCATTCTGTCGTCATACAGGAACCGCGGTATTCTAACGCCGGCCGTCTCAACCTCATGCATAGGCACGTAAAACCGCTTTCTGCACTGGGATAAAAGATAGCCAACGGTTCGAGGTAGCAGAACCATATGCTTAGCAGACCAAATGTTAAGTCTGTTGATGGCAGAGTAAAAGTCGCAATCGTCATCTAAGCGTTTGATATAAACGCCTCTGACGTCGTGGCCCAGATACCAATCCGTGCCACACGACTCGCGAAAAGGTCCTGAACTAAAGGACTTGTCAATGTTCACTTGGTGTCCAATGGCTTCAAGCACGCGGCACGTGAGGTTATAAGCCTCCCGCACAACGATTATGTCGTCACCAAACACGGCAAAATTGCCCAGTGATTTACCGAACGGATACCGAATTTTGATGTTCAGCATCTCGTACACGGCCTTGACAACGCACGCGAATATAATCGTCTGCAACGGGAAAGTAAAAGCATTCCCCATAGACGAGATCATATGTAACTCTATCGTCTCGCCGTTTGGTAAAACGGCACATGGCGATCTAGCTCTATCTAACCATCGGTAGACTGATGGAGGGAAGAGCTCTTTTACCATGCCAATAGAGTTGAGATCTGAAGCCGAGGAAAGATCGATAGTTGCAAAACTATCGTCTCTGCTTCCGATCCGAGCAAGAGAGCGATTCTTATCAGGTTGATACGTTAGGTCTATACCAAAGACCGTACGCAAACGTCCCAACAGAACGCTTTCGATCCCTTTCTGTAAAAGCATGTTAGCGAGGGGCTCGGTACATATGGTTCGCGAAATCTTTTCTGTCTTAGGTACGTACGTCAACACGCTTCCTGTCACAATCCTCGTCCCCATAACCGACTCTCGGCGGTTCTCAGCTGCGAGCCATGTCGGGTGACGAGATATCATGAGGCGGTATGTTTCCGCCAATGCGACCGAGGTGCAGGTAAGAGGCGAACATGTTAACTTGGAGTAGAAGTCGACGTTAGAATGTCCAACGTTAGCTCCTTTTCCAACGTCCAGACCTTCGCTAATTGAATTGAAGGTTAGGAGAATGTCCTTACCATATTCAGGATGAAAAAAGCGGTCGAGGTTAGATTTCACTTCCCCGATGGCTTCCTGAAGCACCCTATCATCAGACGCAACTTTTTGAAGAAGCGACCAGTGCCTGCAATCCTCGTTTTTCGCGAGGAAGAGGTCGAGCGCAGCCTTGTTCCTCTCGCCTTCCTTGTCGGAGTCTTCATATGTGAATTTCTTTAGAAGACTTTTGTCAAGAGAGGAAAGAGTTGCTTGAAAGCACTCGTCACTGGGGAGCTTTGGGCCGAGAAATTCCGGATCCCAACCTGATGATATAAGATCGGACTCAAGAAACTGAGCAAGATTACTAGCACAATTATGCATAGTGTCCACCCAAGTAAGTGATGCATGATGATACTCCTAGTCAACCTCCAGTTTGAAATGTGGAGGGAACAGAGACTCTGGCAAACTAAAGTTACATAATGCCAGAAACAATGGTGTCACCAATGCCAGCAGGTTGCTGCCAAAGGGCACCTATGTGCAAAGAAAGCATTGCTCTCAGATTAGGAGCATCGGCAGAATCCGAACCCGCCGGAACCGACATAATCGTATCGGTCATAGAAGGTACGGCGGCCTGCCCCGCGAGCGGGAGCACACCCTTACGGGTGAGCACGCGAAAGCGGTTCATTGGCACGTACTTGATAACCCCAGTCGTAGGATTCGGCTTGCCCAAGGATTGAAACACCTTAGGGCGAAACGACGTAATCGTAAAGGGGTCGGTGGAACTGTGCAGTCGTACACTGGCCTGGGTCCCGCCAAGTGCGGTCACGGCTTGCTGTCTCCCATTAACATCGGGAGCCAGATCGGCCACGAGCGTGTAGGTAGGGGCAGTAAAGCCAGTCTGTGCTGCGCCCGTAACGGGCGAGGTAAAATTAATTGTCATGAGTTCATCTACGAAAATTAAAACGTTGTGGATGAATGCGGTTTGCCTGCACACCCAAAGCAGCCATATTGAGCCACTTTTGTACACTTCCAGGGATCTCCAAGTAAAATGGAGAGACCTGAGGCGTAGAAGGTGCGCGGGAGAAACTGCGGCGGGTAATACTACAAGTGGAGTCCGACGCTACAGCGGCCGACACAAACTCAGCAAGACCTGGTATGGTAAGTGCGGTTTTCGTACGGGGAACGTCAAGTCCTAGTCTAGCGACTCGAGTCCCTGTATTAATCTCCGTCCTAACACACCATGCGATGTTCTCTAAGTTTGTTACCGACTGCTCTAGAATATCACCAATATTGGTGAAATAGTCGACAAGAAACGACCAAGGCATAAGTTCCCACGCAGCAGGTACAAATTCGCGCATATTGAGACCAAAAGTCTCAGCGAATTTTTGCTTGTGAGTGAGGTCCTTGATCTGGCTCCGCTGACGGACATACATACCCCGATACTTCACTTTTTGAGTGATATATTCAGTGTGTTCACCTTTGAACCACATACGAATGTGATTGTCGGGATTCCAAACATACTGAGTAGGGGGTGGAGCAACTCGTGATCTTCCAACAGCAGTTAACAAAGTGGTATGGATTGGATCGCTATTAAGCCGATCGAGCCCAAGCAGAATGTTGTTGATGTCGTTGACCAGAGGAGTTACACCAAAGGCCCATTCAAGCCAAGCTCCGCTAAGCCCACGTGCCCAATTTCTCGGGTTACGCTGCTTCCTCTTCGACAGTGCTGCAAGGTAATCATTCCTTGCGCTGTCAAATAGGGACTTCGCGGGGTTTCTCAGCATCCGAAGAGTCTCACGCATTTCTCCCATGAAAACGAGCCCTTCTAGGCTTTTCTTCGTGGCGGATACTTTGCGGTAGAATTTCTTCGTAGCCTCCTTTTCGGCAATGCCGTCGATGATATTAATGCTAGGAACATACCCTTGAACACGAGTATGTAAAGTGCACCCGACATACCTAACGGTACTAGGGTACAACACTCCCGGCACTCCATCTGTGAGCTTCTGGTGGACGGTCCAAACGGCCCGCTTCTGAGAAATCTCATAGATTTCACCGCTAACTGAAGTCGTTGCGGACTTATGCTCCCTTATACGCTTGCGCCAGTCTTTCACAGCCCCGGGCTCAGTGCGATTGCTAGTAAAAGCGGTATTAAAGACCGCGCTACTAACTTGCATGTTGCTCGCAAGGCTATGAGGACCTACGCAATAGTACGAGGATTGCAGCCGATCGGTCTTAAGTTTCGCGACCATCGTCAAATAGCATCACGTCCCCGAGGGGACATGAGACTCTCGTTTTCAGGGCCGAATAGGCCCTGTTGGAACTCATCTACGGTACTGGGGATGACTCCGCTCCAATCGAACACAAAGTGAATTTCGTCAATGACGTTACCGTCTTGACTACACTTCACCACGAGCTCTTTCGGAAGCGAAGCAATCTCATGCCACGGCGATTCGAACGTCAAAGAGGCAAGGAGCAGGACATGGATCCCGGTACAATGGGAATCCGCCAGCTTAATGCTTTTAACGATCGGCACGTTAGGCATGATGATTTATCTCCAATGTTGTAAACCGTTGAGGTCCAAGGCGAGAG